CAGTAAAAACTGCTGATAAATAAGTTTGTGTAAAGGTATATGATGTATTTAAAGCGTTACTATCGCCAACATTACCTGTTGCAACTGCATAGTTAGTACCCACAAAGTTGTCATCACTAAAAGCTATCGCATATCTCTCTGGATCATATTCATAGTTTATATTTGGTGCAGTCCAACTTATGGCTACATCTCCAGAAGAATTTGTAGCTGTTGTATTAGTAGGATCACCTATGCCATCAAGTATCTTAGGATCATCACAAGCGTCTGTTCCTGTAGGTGCAGACCAATCTGTTTGGTTGTAATCATAAGGAGGACCTGCATAAAGATTCCAAGCCTTTTCAGTAGAAAGTTCAGAAAAGCTGTAATCAGTTATGTTATTTGCTCTAACTCTATAATAAATATTATTTCCAGCAGGATCATTAAAGTAATACTTTAAATTATCAAGACTAAATGCGTGATACTGCCAAGTATTATCTTGATGTCCAAAAGAGGTAGTAACACAAAAGCTATTTGTTTCTGTTATACCACTACTTGTACTAAAAAAGATTGTATAGCTTTCTGGTGGACTATCTTCAAATCCATCAGAACCTAATATACCAATAGTAAATGTCCCTGCGTTACCATCATTACTAGCATTAGTATCATAAGGTGCTTGTGTAGCAACATGATTAGCCATAGCAATAGGAAATGGATATACAAGCAGAAAGACTATTAATATACGAGCTAAGGTATTGAATTTACGAAGCATTCTCTCATTACTTCCTACCTCTTCCCACCATCATATTCTACGGCATGACCTTTAGAAACCATCTCTTTATTTATGTTTATTTCTTCGATATATAGCTCACCAAGTATACGACCATACTTTCCAGATCCATATGACTTCATTTCTACATCTTGATCTTCTAATCGATCAATAAGCCACTTTTTCGCAGCCAACCCTCGTTTTTTTTCTTCAAGATCTCTTGTTCGTGATTCTGGCGCATTAATGCCCACGAGTCGTACACGACATTTATGCCACACATTAAAACCCAAATCAATTCTAACATCTACTGTATCTCCATCTACTACTCTTAATACTTCTATTTTATAATAATACATTTTACCTCATGAATGATAGAGGGGGCGTAAACCCCCTCAATCTTTATTGCGCACCAATTATTTCGTTTCCGAAATACTTATCCCTTAGGAATGTTAGACATAAATTTGAAAGGTGCCTCTTCTAATACATTTTGTAATGCTGAAAAGAATGCTGCACCTGCTGCTACTACTGCGCCTTCCATGACTGACATATCTAGCCAACCACTTTGTGCTGCAACTATAACACCAAAGCCTGCTTGCAAACCTGTTCTAACTGCTCTTACTAAGGACACTTTAAAAGCGTCTGTTAATAACCATTCCATTGAAAATCTCCTAACTTTCTTTTGCAAAAGAAATGTCCCAGGTCTTTTTACCTAAAACACCATCTTGTTGTAGCCCAAACTCTTCTTGAAGTTCGAGTACTTTTTTCCTTGATCCATTTCCATACCAACCATCAGGACTTAAACCAACAGCTATTTGCCATGCTTTTAGTTCTTCTGATTTCATCATAGGTACTTGTACCTTGAAGTATGTATTAGGCCATTTAGGAAAATCTTTTGAAAAATCGTATACTTCTGTTTCTTTTTTTTCTTCTACAGGGCTTTTTGAATATACAGGATCAGATCCTGAAATAGTTTTAAAATCTTGCCCTTCTATGTAATCAAAATCAATATATTTTACTATTACTTTTTCACCTGATAAGATAGCATCTCTCACAATCGGATAGACATCGGTGTACGCATCACGACTTGAGCCGACAAATCCGTCAGGTTTCACTTTATTGCTAGTTTGTGAATTTCCTAAAATTAGACAGCCGCTGGTGCTTGAATCGTCATTTCCTGTGTGCCAAAGGATCCACTCGAAATTAGGCACATCATTAACATAAATCATTCCTTTATGCCAATCAGCACCATACCTTTGTAGGTAGCGTGAGTGAAAACCACCTTCAGTACGAAGTGTTAGTTCATAAATACCGGCAGGTATTCTTGTTTCATGTTTTACTTTGACATCTCTAAATTCATCTTCGACTGTATAGCAAAGAAATTTTCGTTTATTATCTGTAGTATCAAAAAGCAAACCACTTGTAGAATCTGCTTCAGAACTGAATCGGATTACCTCTAATATCATATCTAGACCATTTTAGATGAGTAGTATCTTGTTTTAGGTATTTAACAATTATATGGGAAAAATTTTAGATTATCCCAAAAATACATCTTTTGTTCTGAAGATACAGTAAAACTAACCTGTGCAGGTGGCGACCAATCTCCTGATATATCTTTATACCACTCTGATCCACCATCAATAGAAGGTGCCTGCATAAACCATCTACCATGATTAGAAATGCAAAAATAGTGATGAAAGTGACCTGTAACGACCATATCGCTATCCCCTATCGGTTGTTTGCCCATACATTGACCTGCAAACCACTTAATTCCTTTATCAAAAGCATATCTACCTGTTTTAATTGAAACTCCAGATCTAAATTGATGACCATGAGCAAACCCAATAACTTTACCTGATACATCAACAGTTGCAGATAATTCGCTGTTAGGTATGTAAAAACTAACATGACCGAATGCTTTTTTATTTTGTCCAACTATTTCTTGTACTTGTTCAACTATTGCTACATCATGGTTATCTGCAAAATCAGTATAAGATTTTCCGTTATTACGATTTTCTCCGTGATTTCCGGCTATTGCGCAGACGACAACATTATCAAACAATGGCGACCACTCAGTTAGAGCTTTTACCATAATTCTACGAGCTACCTTAACCTGGTCCCGAAGATTGAGCTGAACTCCAAAAGTTTGTGTGTCGTAATGCCCATTACAGTTTTCGATAATATCACCTAAAGATAGGACATAAAGATTCTTAATTTTCTTTCCATTTTTCCTTAGCTTTTGTACATGATCTACGAAATCAGGAATCATTTGGTTAAGTCTTTCAACTATTGCTACTGTACCATCTCCATCTGGTTTTCCTAATTGCCAATCTGACCAACAAAAGACTATTGAATCATCTTTATCTACTTTAGGAAGTTTTGGTTTTTTAGCTTTTTTAACTTCTTTCAGTAGTAGATCATAGTCAGGATCATCTTCATTAATCTTTGTTCTAGATTGTATTTTGGCTTTATAGTAAAAAAGCCTTGTTCCTCCATCAGTCGGACTATCCCATGACCTTACCTCTACCGGCTCTATGACTTCATATTTTTGAGGATCTAACTCTAATTGAGTAAGAATATCATCATATATGTTAATGTCATTCCTAGTCTGAGGCTCTGATATTATTTCACCCTTATTACCTTTTAGCTTATAGCTTGGTTCCCATCCTTTAGGATGATGATTATCAGACTTTTTCTTTTTACTTTCTAGATCAGATTGATTCTTGTTATATTCATCAAGACTTGACATAGCGATCCATTGTATTTTTAAGTTGTGTACGGATAGTGTCAATCATTAGTGGACATCCTTTTTTTTCAGATAACCACTTAGCAGCACGAAGTGCCGGTACACCATCTTTTACCCCTTGACATGCCTCTATCCATGCAGCCCTGTTAGACTCTGATTGTTCTCTCCAAGGGATTGTTCCAGGTTTTTTACCCTGCTGTGCATACTCTTGTAAACTAGACAATTTATTCTTCTTCTTGAGTTTCTACTTTTTGCCCTGATATGCTTGCAAGTACCTGTTGTAAACTTTGATTTTGAACTTTAAGTTCAGAATTTCTAAGTTCTAAGTTCGCAATTTTTTCAGCAGTATCAGCCAACATAGCTCTGAATGTTTTATTCTCTGCCATTGTTTTATTAACTAGATCTGCTGTTTGTTGAGGAGTTAATTGCTGCTGTTGATTTTCAGCCATAACCATTCCTTTCATAAATTAATACAATAATTATAACATTATTATACACATGAAAAGTGACAGAATCTATCTTTTAAGAGATATTATTTTCTCTACAACCACATACACAATAATTTAAATCATATACATGAGTGACAGATTTTTGATCAAAAGTTTTTGGAGTTCTGTCTGTTATTCTACTTTTTTTAAGAAGTTCCCATTCTAAATTGTAATTATTAACCATAATACTTTATGGTACTATAAAAATACATTCTCCAGGGCATTCTTCAGCTGCCTCAACAACAAGATCTTCTTTACCTTTAGGAACTTCTGCTTGTCCCTCTGATCCTTGAGAATTGCCATCTGCGTAAGAAAATACCTTATCGCCCTCTTTCACATAAGCAAGTCCATCATTTTTCATAGCAAAGACTTCAGGGCATATTTCAGCACATAATCCGTCACCTGTACATAAATCTTGATCTATCCAAACTTTCATAGATACATATTACCTTACTTCTTGTTCCGTCTTGTCATATCTCTATATCCACCAGTAAATTTACTTCTTAGTTTGAAAGATTCATCATTTATTGCTTTATGATCTTTTTCTTCAAATTCTGTTACATCAAGTCCAATTTTTTCTCTTTTAAATGGTATAACATGCAAAAATGGATCACCTCTTTTTAATATAGTGTCACCCTCACTATGCCAAATACTAGGAAAGTTTACTTGATGAAAAGAATCAGTTTCTACAATACCTGGTATCAATGTAAAATTTTCATTTTTATTTAATAAAGGTGGAATAAATAGTGTTGACCAACCAGGTGGTGTCCAAAAAAACCACGGACTTGTAAATTTTACAGGTTTTTTGTAATCTGTTTCGGCAAAAGGATATGTAGGTAATTGATCAAAATTATGAAACTCTAAATGACTACTATTAGAATTTATTTGGTTAGTTTCAAAATGAAATACATCACCTTGCCTTTGAATTAACATATCATACCAAAATGGAATTATGAAACCCTCTGTAAAGTAATCAACAACTGCTGGACATTTTTTAATACTATGAGAACTATAATCTCTTAACATTGAACCCATTTTAGGAAAAGGTTGAGTATCAAGTCTAGGAACATCTAAACTTAGATTTGTAAACCACTCTGGTATCATTTGACCTGCTGGTACAGGTGGTGCTAATTCTACAAGTGGTGCGTCCATTGTAGAAAAACGCATATTTTTTTCTTTTATAAATTTCATATTTTCTTTTTAAAAAACCAATGATCTGGCTCTGCAAAATGCAAGAAAATCATACCAACATTATTCCAATCAGGATTTGGAAATTCAGGTCGCCAATGTTCTTGATCTTCCCCATAAAAAGCTAGAGCTTCATTTTCCTCTAATTTATATTCAACATCTTCGATTATTAATGGCCATTGAACATTTTGATATAAACAAACATCTAATGTATATGTACAAGCATTAGTGTCTGTGTGCTTAAACAAATTCGCCTCAGGTCCCTCATAATGAGCTAGCAAAGAGTATGTGTATTCTAATGTATCAGAGTTAAATATTTCTCTTGCTTTATCTACCATTGGCTCTGTGTATTCTTTTAATTCTGGTAAATCATGATCAGCTATTTCATATCTACCAAATTCTTTAAAATATGGAAATTCTTTATATTTGTAATGCAATAAAGATTTTAATGTATTAAATGTATGATGATCGAATAGATCCTTAACTAATTTTACCTCTTTCTCCATGATTTACCTTTCAATAACTTTTTAGGTCGTCTTTCTAAAGCGTCTGGATATAAAGTATTAGTATCTCGCCTATTTACTGCTGATCCTACAATCATATTCCATCTTTCGCTAAATGTTTCGTTCCACTCTACCCATTCTACCTTCACAGGCTTTGAAAATAGTAAATTAAACATAACTGTGTCATGATTAAGTTCTAAAGTATCTTGACTAAGATCAGTCCACTCAAAAGCCCAAGACAATCCTCTTGACCATCCGTATATAGGCATAAAACCAGGTACTAATGATATAGGTAAATTTTTACCTGAATTTCTATCTGATGGAATAACATCTAACCAAACATCTGGATCATCAGTAAAAAACATAAAAGGCATAGTTATCTGCATAACAGGTTTATCAGGACTAGCCCACGCTTCTTTTTCTTCAAGTATAATTTCTTTAAATGGTCCATGATGTTTAACTGCACCATGATAGTTCGCAGACATACTGTAACCGTTAAACCTATCTATTTCATCAGCAAATTGATTTTTTGACAAATTAACTTTTACATAACTAAAAGGAAAATACATTTCATACATACGATTTCTCATATATTGTGTAGAAACACAACCATTTGGTGCTTTTACAAATTTTCTTGGCTGACCATAATTTATAATCGGTATTGAACTAGTGTCCTCAATTTCTTTTCCAGGTGAATTAGCTAAAGGTTTGGGTATCGTAAAAGCAACTGTAGGTAAATTTCTATTACTTTCTCTAAGTGGTTTACTCCATATTTTGCCATAATCAGGTATTTTTATTGGACATTTACTCATCAATTACTCCTTCTTGTTTCCATATTCGTTTATTTTGTTGTGTTAACCATCTATAAAAACCATTTTGCCTAGTTCTTTCGGCAGCCCTAACCTTATTATAATACTTTTCATCAAGCTGATCCATTTCTGCGACTTGTATTTTTGGTAAAGTTTCTCTTTTAAATGGAATAACCTGTACCAAAGGCATGCCTTGTCTAAATATTTTTTCGCCTGTACCATGATATAAAAATGGTATATTCATTTGATGATAACTATCTGTTTCTACAATAGATGGGAAAACTTCTATATCTAAATTTCTGTGATACCACGGATCCATAATCATAACTGACCAACCAGGTGGAGTAATAATATCCCAAGGATTATCAAATTTTAAAGCTGTATAAAATGTATGATCCATCATAGGCATACTACCTATTGCCCTAGAGTCATGAAAAGTTATTGTATCTTCAAATGCGTGTTTGTTATACCAATTTAAACCTGTACTTTTATCATGATTTATTTTAAGATCTAACCACAACGGAATAATATATCCCTCGTGCATTATATCTTTTACTGTTGGACACTTTTTTAAAGAATTATCTTTATAAGGAACTGTATTCCAACTGTCATCTTTACCCTCGCCATGTTCTCCATCACGCATTTCTGTCCACTCACGCTGTAAGTTTTTATACCACGCAGGTATAAACTCTTTAGCAGGTCGAGGAGGTGCTAGATCGATATACTCAGGTTTTTTTGTTAAAAATTTAATAGTATCAAATTCTAATTTATGTTTCTTTTCTTCTAAAAATCTGTTGTACTTTTTCCCCATCATCTACCTGTCATTCTAATAATAGTGTTGCTGTCATAACAGCTTTTAAATGTTCTTCTGGCTTATCAGTGATCATTGTTTTATAACTTATATCATCGCCATCTTCTTCCCAATGGATTATTTTTATTGAATTAAAATTATCTTTTAAAAACTGTATTGCAGTATTTACGCTTTCCATTTGATCAGGTTTCCAATCAATTACAACTTTTAAACCTGTATTGTTAGCTAATGTTGTAGTTGCACCTTGTAAAACTTTTAGTTCTGATCCATTTGCATAAACTATGAGAAGATCTATGTCATTTAATAATAAACTATCCACTGTAATTATATCTATAGCTTGAGAGTTATCGCCAAATATTTTATCTAACATACCACCAGATTTATTATCATCGAAATAATACATTGTTCCAGATCCATTTTCATTTGAACAAGCCTTTTTATAATTTTCAGCAGCGCTAAAGTTTTGATCTAATATCGCAAAACGATCAGCATTTGGTTCTATATTAATAGTTTCTACTCCTGCATTTTCCAAAAGACCTGTAGCAACACCACAGCCTGCACCTACAACTAATGCTTTTGTAAAGTTTGTTGCATTGTTTACTAAGTAAAACTCTAAAGATGGATTTATGTGATTTAGAACTGAGGCTTTCGTGTACTCGGATCTGTCAGTTTCATCAATATTAATTACTATTCCATTTCTAAAAGTGTGTGATTGTGCCATGTTTATATCCTACTACCTAAAAACTAATATTTACACCTTCTGGGATATACATTGGTGGTAATCCATCAAAGTCTATTTGGTGACCTAACCATGTAACTATAGCGTACTTAGTACCCTGTAAAACAGGCATTGCCTTATGTGAATAAGCCCAATTGCTAGGAAAAAGAACTAAGGCCGGTTTATCAGGTTTAACCATTTCGTCAAAGTGACTAAAATAAGTTCCACCACCCTTGTATTCAGTTGGATTTAAAAGTATTAAAGCCGATAAATGTCTAGGATTGTGAGGTGCATAATCACAATGAGCTTTATATTCCTGACCACCTTGATACCTTAAAAGTGTATAACCCTCATCAAAGTGAATATTTACTTCATACTTATCACAATACTGCTTTACATAGATCTGTAATTTATTAGCTAATAATTCCTGTATATTTTTAAGATCTTTTATGTAATTATCTTTACCATCTTTTATAGCGTCCCTAACTATTCGTGCTTCACCTGGTAAATTAGCATTTTTACTTATTGGGAATAATTGATTTGTTCTAATATTCCCACCTTTGTGACCTTTTCCAATTCCTGCATCTTCAAAACCCATTTTAAAATCAGGATCTTTGTCTATGTTTTCTATTGCGTCTATAATCTTTTTTGCCTGATCTTCTGTTAAAAAATCATCATATATCTCAACACAACCCATAACTTGTTTCATAATATTTGCCTCCTTGTTAAATTTTCTGCTGGCACACCATCTAAAAATGAATCTATATCAAATCCACTTGAACATGCAACTAGAAAAGCTGATTTCCTACCATCTAATAAAGGTGTTGTAGAGTGAGAAAATACAAATGCACTAGGCATTATAACAAGACTTCCTGCTGGTGGTTTATAAGAAGGACTATCAAAATAACGAAAATCTAAAGCGCCACCTTTATGATCATCTGTCAAATATGTCAAACAAGTAATCCTCCTTAAAAAAGGTGCGTTCCAAAATCTACCTGTTTCAGGATTTCTTGTTGATCTATTATCGCCATGATAATTCATGTGCTTAGGTGGTTTATAAGTGATGTATTGATACTGTTCCATCCAATGTATTTCATCCTTTACATCAGGATATATTTCACAATATTTATTAATTTTATCTAATGTATTTCTTTGAACTTGAAAAAAAAATTCTACACTTTCTTTTTCAAGAAATTCTGTTTCTGGATCAAATCTTATAGGACCATTTGCATTTCTAACAGTTTCATAATTACCACCTCTATGAAAATCATTATTTTTTATTACAATATCTTTCCATCTATCTACTTCTGAGTTCATAATATCTACTACACCATCAGGAACTTCTAAACAATTTTCCCAAGAAATAACACCAGGTACTATTTCCTTGTATTCAACTTCCCTCCAAAGTTTTTCTAAAACCACTATTCTTCTTCTTGATCGCTATGGAATACTGATAATTCTGCTTCTTTAAATAATTCACCATTCTTAGTAAAACGAAAGTTATACCAACCAACATTTAGTCTGATATGTTCTGTTTCGTAAATTTCTAATCTTTTGTTAAAGTTTAAATTGTGAGATTCTACTTTGTTACTATCTGCTTTAGGATTTTCGTAATCTTTTTCCCATACTTCTAAAACAAATGCTGGATCTGTTTCAAAAATACCAAAATCGTCTACAAGTCGGTAAATTAAATAATCTGTATCAGAACAGGTTTGTGGAGTATATATTTCTTGAAATTCTGGTATTTTAAAAGCATGTGCCTCATTTTCATTAATCACATACTTTTGATTGTTATCTGATAAACCGTGATGTATTTCTTGGAATTTTCCAAACCATTCATGTTTATAGTCATCTATATTATGATTTTTAGGTACAAAATATACCTTTCTCATAATTCCTCCCTTATTGCTTTATACTAAATTAGGTCTGGTTGTAAGTAATTCTTTTAAATAATCTACAGTTGGTCCTAAAACCTCAGACTTTCCAGCTTTGTAAGTTGCTGTGTCAGCGAGAAAAGCATCTTCATCAAAGTCTGCTGGTACTTCTCCTAACTTATAAAGACTGTTAGCAATAGCTTTGTCGATCATTTGTAGTGCGTCAGCTTTTTCTACTGCTAAAGCATCTGCGTCTATTGATAATTGCATATCTTCTCCTATAGTGTAAGTTTTACCACATAAGTATAGCATTAAATAACTCATGGTTGAGTCCATATCTAATGTCATCATTGTCGCAACATTATCTTGAACACTTTGTGGTATTTCTATTGTAGTTGAATTTTTGTAAGTATTGAATATTTTATTATGCGACCATAAAAGATCTTCACCCTGTTCACCATGTTCTACAGTATCATGTAAAAGATCATCAGATACATTATTTGAATTATTGCCAATAGGTGTTATTTTTTGAGCTACTATTCCTTGAAAAAAAGTATCTCTGTATAGATATGGTTTATCTTCTTTAACATAAACTACATCATACATATTTTCAGTTAAGGTGAATTTATATCCAGATTCTAAACATAAACCACAAACAGGACCACAAGGAACAGTATTTCCCTCGCAATCTTCTGCATTGTAATTAGTCAAAAAATCTTTTCTACGAATAAAAAAATCACAATATTTTGCCCCATTTAGATCAATGTCTGCATAACCAAAACTACCTTCAGAGGTAAATTCAATTTCAGATCTTGGTGCTTCGTGATAAAAATCTTCATAAGTATTTTCTGGGAATAGCAAATTTGGATCGCCCATGTGTCTACCAGGCATATACCAAAGAGTATAATTGTCGTAGTCTTGATCTTCTCTACTGTAATAAACTCTGACAGTAGACATTATTATACCTTAAATGTTTTGACTGTTCCGTCAGCATATCCTGTGACATCTGTCAACACACCTGTTAATGGTATATCCTGAGAAATTATAAAAATTACTCCACCACCTGTTGTGGCTTCTCCTGTAGCCTTAATAGTTCCATATCCTTGTATTTTTCTAGCACATAAAACTACAATTCCTCCACCATGACTTACGCTATCTCCTGCACCACCTTGTAATGCGACAGGAGTTGTTTGACCACCATGTACAATTACTCCTCCAACTGCTATATCCGGATGATTAAAGTATTCTGCACCTACTGTAGGCGCTGTAGCTGTATATCCATTACCATTTCCACCAAGAGAGTTTGTGACTGCTGCACTCGCGCCACCTCTAAGAGTTCCTGATGTAGAAACACCACCAATTCTTCCTATTGTTGTATCTGATTGGTTAGTGGAAGTAGCTGCCATAGCTAATGTATTTCTTACAAAAATTCTATATCCTGCTGTGTCTAATGCAATTCCTGGATCTATTGTCAAATTGTTATAGTTCATATCTCTTGTTAAAGATGTATTAGAACTTATTTGTACATTTCCATCCATACCAGATCCATAAATAGAATCAGGAATAACATCAAATTCGGTATAATCTATTTCTGGCTCTCCGACCTCTCTTATATTTCTTCTATAATATCTTCTGCCCATATTAAGCCCCCGGATCCGTGTCTGTTGCTGCGATATTGTATACTGTCACAACAGATCCTGCTGTAGCAGTTCCAGATCCACCTGTTCCTGCCGCTGCTGCCAATGTTAAACCACTTGGCAATGGTTTTGTTCCTGTAATTAAAATTAATGCGCCACCACCAGCATTAAAAGCTGTTGATGCAGTTCCTTTAGTTCCCCCTGCACCACCTGGGTGATAGTTTGTTGGGTTAGCACCATAGTTAGTTGCGTTAGTATTTCCACCATAAGAATATCCATAAGAATATCCATAAGAATAGTTATTACCTGGATATGAATAATTATTACCAGGATGTGTATTTGTATTACCTGGATATGAATATTGATTACCAGGATGTGAGTGTGCATAATGGTAATGGTAAAAACCACCAGGGGAGTTGTTTATCGGTGGTCCTGGATGCCAATGGTAATGTGTATGAGATGAAGATGGATTAGTTCCATAATTTGTTGGATTTGATCCATAGTTAGTAGCATTAGATCCAAAATTTGTAGGGTTAGAACCGGAGTTTGAACCTGAGTTTGATCCATAATTAGTAGGGTTTGTATTACCAGGATAAGAATAATTATTTCCAGGTGTTTGCGCGTCTGGTGCTGGTGCGCCATCTGTTCCATCAGAACTAGCTGTTGAATCATCTGCGTCAGCTCTAATTGTTCCGTCACCTGAAATTGTTTTTGCTACAACTAAGACCACTCCACCACCTACTGCGCCTGCGCCTGCTGTCGCAGCATTACCGTCTGCGCCTCGACCACCTCCTGCACCAACTGTTTGATAATTAGCGTAGCTAGTGTCAGATCCATCAGTTCCTGAGTTTGCATTTGCTGTAATTGTTCCTTCAGTTCCACCAGATCCACCACCTAAAAATTTAAATGTTTCAGTAGCTTGATCAAACTTTTGACCTGCTAAAGCGACTGATAAGTTAAAGAAATCAGATTCACCATCAAAAAAAGTATTACCTGAGTGTTCTTCATCTGTTTGTTCTGATGATCTACCACCTAGAGTGTCTGTAGCGTCAATACCTTTTCCGAATCCACCTTTTAAAGTTCCTGTATTATCTTTATTTGAAAATCTACCAATTTTAGAAGTTGAGTCAGCAAATGTTAAAGTACCTCTAACAAAAACACGGTAACCATTTGTGTCAAGAATTACACCACTATTTATAGTCAAATCGTTGTAGTACATATCTCTAGCAAGAGTTGTATTAGATGCTAATGTGACATCACCATCTTGACCAAACCCATATATTTCATCACCACCTAGTCTGTCCAAAAAAATTGGCTCAGGTATTTGTATTTCAGGCATTAGCTTACCTCTACACCAGAAACATGTATATTGACTGAAGTTGCTGCTGAACATTTTGCAGCGACTGAAGCAGATGCCGGTATAACCATAGCCAAGTCAATGACTGAGGTTGTATTAGCCGAAACAGTAATATCGCCAAATACGATATGTTGATCTCCTGTTGTGTCCCCTGAAGGAATAACTTTGATTTCTACTGTTCTGTCAGTTGCTGTATAGTTCGACAACATTATTTGCTTTATGATACATTTATTAGAATTGCTGAAAACTTGTGTTTCAGATGTTCCTAATGCTGTGACCTCTGCTAACTCTGCTGCATTATATACTGCCATTTATTCTCCTATAATCCCATCCAGACCAACGCCTCATTAGTAAAGAGTTGAACCGGATTAATTTTCTTCATTGTTGTATCTGAATTATCATATAAGATAACCAGATCATTATCTTCATCTACATCTACAGATGTTCCATCTGCAAGTCTTGTAGCATCTAAAGCTATGTCAACTGCACCTGATGTTGCACCACCTGATATACCTGAAGTTGTACTTGTTGTCACACCTGTGACATCACCAATATCTAATTGTAACCAAGCACTTGAAGTTCTTACTTCTAAACGATCATCATCAGTATTGTATATAACCATACCTTCAGTAGCAGTAGTTATTGCATCTCTTTGCACTTCTGTATATGCAGGTATTAGTGGACCACCATCAACATGACCATCTTGAAATTCTTTTAGACCTGTACTATCAGATCCTGTCATAGCTACTCTAATTAGTTGTTGTCTATCAGCCATAATTAATTACTTTCCTTAAATTTCTCTGAGTCGAGCTTTGCGTTTACTATTTCACTAAGCGTTTTCCCACCAACATTATTATATTCTAAACTTTCCTGATCTATGGCTTTTAACTCACCTAAAGTAAAAATAGTCCATACACTAGCCCAACCTAGACCAAAACCGGCTAAAAATGATATAAATACTTCCATTATTCACTAGGTTTAGGGTTATCAGATTTAACTTGTGCAATGTGATCAGCCCAGGTAGTTGTGCCATTGACACCATCCCAGTACTGCATATCTAGTTGGTCTTGTACAGATCCATAGGCTTGTTGCCTTGCTTGTATGTAACCAAACTGTTGGTCATTCCATTTACTGTTAGCTAAGTCTATGATAGCTTGGTCATAATCAGCAGAGGTAAACTCTAATCTTTCATTATTTACTTGTTTAAATAAAGGTTTAGCAGCTTCTATTTCTGCTGTTGCCTCTACTGTTAATTCTTCTAATGTCATATCTCTCCTATCTTACCATACTTTTACTTAGCTAGACCATATAAAACAAAGCTAGAGCCTGTATCAATATTTCCACTTGAAAAGAAAAAATTAATACCATCATTTGCTTCTGCAACTGTATGCACTCTACCACCTTGACTACCATTATGATTTGTACTTGCATCAACTGATGACATTTCTACTGTCATAAAAGAATACTCTGAGCTATTATTAAAATTAAATAAATACATAATTCCATTACATACCTCTGATGTGCCTGTTCCATTTGTATTTTCTTGTATGTACCATTCAGTAGCATTTTGTTCAGCACCATTACCAAAAGTTGTATTAGCTCTTAAATTTTTTGTTGCTCTGTCATATTCACTATCACTATCTGGTGTACCACTTGTTGTTACTCTGCCTTTTAAATAAACATTATCTGTTGTAGGTGCTACATTACTAACTCTAACCATATACACATCATAAGTGCTATCAATACCTGTTAAAGTAACACTTGCTACTGCTGATGTAACTATTTCTTCATCTATTTTTATTATTGCACCTGCCATTTTATTTCACTCCAAATACATTGACTGTGATATTGTCAAAAAGATTTGTATTATTAGAAGTTAAAGATATGCCACTATGAGTTGCAGCAGTTGGCAAAACACCAATAGCTTTTAACCCTCTAAAGCCACCACTTCCTGTAACTTCCCCTGCACTTTGTAATTGCCAAAAAGTATAACTAGAACTGTCATAAGGATTATAAAAGTATGCAATTGTAGCACCACCATCTGCTGAACCACTAGAATAAACACCAAAATTTATAAATCTATCTAAATTTGTGTATCTAGTTTCTCCAAAAGCACTACCTGGATTTAAACTTAAACTAGCAGTATTGTAATTTGATGTAGTGATTGGTGTTCCACCACTATCTAGCAATCTAAGATTTACACCAAAAGTTGCACTAAGGTCAATTTTGGAAATTGACACCATATATACATCATATTTTTCAGTAAATATATCGGTAACATTAATAGTAGTTACACTTGTTCCACTAGCAGATTTTATTAATTCTAAACTTCCTGGCATAACCTAACTTTCTGCAATTCCATATAGGGATACATCAAAAGCTGAAAAGTTATCTGCATTATCATTAAATAATCTAATACCATCTACTGTACTTGCTTGTTTCATAAATGCACTACCAAATTTCATATAATGCCCTGCTGTTGGATGTCCAAAAATTGATTGCATAGTTACAAAACTATATTTTGCACTATCTCCTAAATTGTAAAAATATAAATATCCATTAGCTTCTTTATTTTGATAATTTCCTGCAACTGATAATATACTTGAAACACTTGTGCTGCTATCTTCTGCAAAAGTTCCACCTGTGCTTCCATATTGAAATGCTTTTTGATACACACTTGCAGTTTCTAAAACACCACTTTCATAAAACCTTACAGATAAATCTGCACTAGCACCACCACTATTTTGCACATTATTAAAAGTCATAAAATGAACATTGTATGTACTTTCATCAATAGAAGTAAAATCAATATTTGCAGTTGCACCTGAATATGTTTGTGTTTCAATTAATTCTAATTTACCTAAATCTAAAACTCCCCCAAGAAGTCCAAATCTTGCACTACCTAATGGCATAAGCTACTCCTAACTAAAATTTTGTTGAGCATTGAGTAGAGGTGTTCCTGCATCGACAAATAAAAATGTTATAAGATCAATAGATCCTGATCCTGTGGTCATTGTAAATCCTGCGCCCCCTACTGTTTTTGCAGTTACATCGCTACCACCATTTACAGTTACAGCGTTTATTGCAACAGTTCTGTCTGTGCTGTCTTGTGTAAGTTGAAGTGTAAATGTGGCTACACCTGAAGTAGGCACATTTGTAAAGTCTATATCTGTAATGTTTTCTGAAAGAGTTATAGCACCTGTATTACCTGCTGACATATCTATTGCGACTACGCCTGAAGAAGAAGTTACAGTTTGTTTTGTTTCAGAATATGCTTTTAGATTATTACCTTTAAAATCAAACACACCTGCACTAGAAATATTTAATCTTTCTGTGCCTGCTGTGTGCATTTCTATTTCATCATTATCAGAATTAGAACTTTCTACTCTAATAAATGTATCTGTATCGCCATCTCTAAATGTTGTCGCAGAGTTTGAAGTTCCTGTAATGTTAATTGGATCAACAGTTCCATCTGCAAGTGTTAGATCAAGGTCTGTTGCTGATGTTCCAACATTTGTAAACTGTATAGGATCAGAACTACCATCAGCTAAAGTAAGTGGCATTTCATCATTTACACTAAATGTTGCACTAGCAGCAAAGTTTGATTTCTGTACTTTTTTCAAAGCACCTGCACTACCATCGTAAACTACTATTAAGTCTGTTTCAGCAGGAGATGTATCTTCTGTTAAAGTTGTAATTGCACCTGTGGTAATACCTGTAGCATTACCCTCAAATGTTCCTGCAACAAAAGTTTCAGATCCAACTGTCCACTTGTCTATTGATTCGTCCCAAATTAAAGTTTTGTTAGCATCGTCACCTCTCTCAATTTCAATACCACCATTTTCTGAAGCAGAACCGGTTGCATTAGAATTGAGAACAATTTGATTATCAGCTAAGTTTATTGTTTCTGTATTGACAGTAGTGGTAGTCCCTGAAACAGTTAAGTTTCCACTTACAGTCAAGTCATTAAAAGTCACATCAGAAGTTGTAGCTACTGCTTGTCCTATACTTACAGCACCTGAAGATATTGATACTCCTGTACCACCTGTGACATAACTATCTATCTTTGTTTGAACTCTTGAATCTGTATAGTAGAGATTTGTTGTTCCTTCACTAAGGTCATCTGTATCTTTTGCAGCAAGTCTTGTATCAAAAGCTGTATTGACTCTAGCATCTGTGTAGTAAAGATTTGTAGATCCCTCTCCTATATCATCTGTATCAGCAGTAAAGTTAACGAATGCAGAGCCGTTGTATTTTATTAATTGACCATTAGATGGAGAAGTTATAGTTGTGTCTGTTAAACCACTTAATGTAGCTGTGACATCTCCAGGTTCAAACCTTGAGTTAGATGAACTATAAACTAGTGCTTGTCCATCTGAAACAGAAGTAGTAATTACATCGCTTAAATCTGCAATAGATACTGTACCAAAGTCAATATCTATTTCATCATTAGCTGTGTCGTTTGTAACAGTAATCTTTGCTGATCCTGCATTGATGCCTCTAAATTCAAGATCTTCTCCTGTTTTTTGTTTGAATACTCCGATACCAGCAACATTGGCGTTAGAAGCTGTGTTTACTTCACCAGATCCAGACAATCCTGCGAGTGATGAAAGAACAAAACCACCAGAAGTATCGCTATAAGTTATAACTTTTGCGTCATCGCTTGATGTTGGATCGCTAAATAATACATCGTTTAGATCGTTTATATCGGCAGCAGCAATTCTTGCGTCTGCTCTTGCATTTGTGAAGTATAGATTTGTTGAACCCTCTGTAAGGTTATCAGTAGTCTTGGTTGCTAATCTTGTATCAAATCTTGTATCTGTGTAGTAAAGGTTTGTACCTTCAGTTAAATCTGTTGTAGATTTACCACTAAATGCAGAATCAAATGTTGTATTAAATGAAGCAGTAACAGCTTGATTAGAAGCATTACCTATAAATATATCTCCATCATCTAAGTTAGGTACTGCATTTGTTCTACCAGCACCTTGTACAAATATTGCACCATCAGTAGCATGACTTCTTGTTACTTTTGCAATCTTTTGTAATGAAGCTGTTTCACCAGTTGGAGGAGTATTTGTTAAGACTCCAGTTGTAGATACATATAATTCATCACCCACTGAGAATGAGGAAGTATCTAAACCTACAAACTTACCAAAAGTTAATATTGATACGGAAGCATTGTCGGAAGCAGAAGCTGTTGTAATACCAATAGCTGGCATTGTTCCAGAACCATCTGCGTCTGCTATTTCTACTGTAAATTCTGTACCAGAAGATGCTTGACCAGAGATATAAACTGGTAAACCTGCACCTATAGTAGAACCACTTTCATTTTTAGCAGTGATAATAACTGCACCATCAATATCGCCAGTTAAGTCAGCTGTTACAGTAGAGAAAGTTACATTATCTGTTGTACCAACTGATTGTCCTATTGCTATTTCGCCAGAAGTTACAGTAACACCTGTACCACCTGTTACATAGCTATCTATTTCAGTATCAACTCTTGCGTTAGTAAAGTAGAGATTAGTTCCCTCTGAAAGGTTTGTAGTTGATTTTGTAGCCAACCTAGTGTCAAAATCTGTATTGTGTCTAGCAGTTGTATAGTAAAGGTTGGTTGCGCCCTCAGATAAATCGTCAGTATCGTGATTACTAATATCGCTTACAGTTCCTGTTACATTTCCAGTTAATGCACCAATAAATGTTCCAGCTACAAAACTCTCGGATCCAACAGTCCATCTATCATTTGTTTCGTCCCAGATCAATGTTTTGTTTGCGTCATCGCCTCTTTCTATTTCTATACCTGCGTTTTCACTAGCTGATCCTGTAGCATTTGAGTTAAATACAATTATGTTATCTGCAAGTTCTATTGTTTCTGTGTTAACAGTTGTAGTGGTACCTGAAACTGTGAGATTTCCTGAAACTGTAAGATCGTTAAATGTTACATTAGAGCTTGTACTTACAGCCTGACCAATACTTATTTCGCCAGAACTTAATGTAACACCTGTTCCAGCAGAGAAATGCGCCCTTACTTCAGAGGCACTTGGTCCAGTATATGTGAAAACACCTGTTGATGAATTGTATGACAATGATCCATCACCACCACTATCTGTAACTGATACAGAGGCTCTAGCTCTTGTGTCTGTGTAGTATAAGTTAGAAGATCCTTCTGCTAAATCATCTGTGTCACTCGCAGATAGTGATGTTCCTTGTACAGAAACTACTGCATCTCCACCCATTCCTGAGTGTGCAGAACAATAATAATAAAGTGTGTCAGGCGTAGCTGCATTGACAATTATTTGAGTATAAGCGCCTGAAGAACCTGGAGATCCGTTTGTTGTGACATTGGTTGTGTAAGAAGATCCTGAATTATGAGTACCATCTTTAGTTGTAGATAGTACTAATGGATGTCCTCCGTTAGAACCATCACTTTGATCAAATCTGTATGTTATGCCAGGTATTAATTGAATACTTGCAGCAGTTTCTCCATCTAAGTGATATTTATTACCACTTACATTCGCTACTGTAACTGCAAATTCAATGATTGGAGTGTTATCTTCAAAATTTATTGTTTTATTGGTTATTGTGTCCGTGCTAGTCGGAGTAAAATCTGCTGTCAAAGATCCTGAAGAATAAGTTAGTCCAGATCCAATTTCATTTTCACCAATTAACTCAACCCAATTACCTGCATGTGCGTAGTAGGCTCTGCCTGTTGCGTGAACATGAGCAAACATACCATGATAAGTTGATGCACTTGGTAAGTCACCTACATTTGAATATATGTTTGCAAATAGGACTTTTTGTCCATTCATATCTAGATCAGAAGTATTATCGAAAGCTATTGTGCCTGAGCTAAAGCTGATGTTTGTACCACCACTAAAACTTGATAGTGTAGTAAATGCTGATGTAGAATTATCGTAATTAGCTAAATCATTATCTACTACAAAGTCAAAATTATTATTTGTGTCATCATAAGTTACAGTTATAAGAGTTTGTGTACCCATTGTTAGTGCAGTACCTAAAGCATCCTGCGCTCTTTCATTTGTAAAGTAAAGATTTGTAGAACCCTCAGACAAATCATCTGTATCATTATTTGATAGATTATCTTCAGTTGCTGCAATAGTAAGTGTTCCTGCTGTGTCGTCATAAGTTAAAGTTATGTTTGATCCTGCTGTTAATAAAGCGTTTACTTGATCATCAACTCTTTCATTTGTGAAATATAAATTAGTCGATCCTTCAGTTAAATCATCTGTTGTAGCAGCAGCAATCCTAGCGTCTGCTCTCGCATCTGTATAATAAAGATTTGTACCTTCTGATAGATCAGAGGTAGATTTACCTGTAAAAGCTGTGTCAAATCTTGCTGTAGTGTAATAAAGGTTAGTTCCTTCTGATAAATCTGAAGTACTGTGGTTAGCAATACTAGATACTGTACCTGTAACATCACCGGTTAAGTCACCTTCAATGTTTGCTAATAATGTACCTAATGCATAACCTGTTCCGGTTATGTCTACAGTTGTAGTAGGTTCACTTTGCAACCCATGAAACAATCTAAACTTGTCAGATTGTGATGCGTCCCAAACTAAACCACCATATTTTGTTGTAGAAGATTGTACATACTTACCATAAAAACCAAAATCAGCAGAGTTTCCTGTGTTATTATCAGCATATCTAACTAGTGGATCATCAATAGTGACTGTAGTTGAATTAACTGTAGTAGTAGTTCCACTAACTGTTAAATCTCCTGTAATAGTTGCATCACCATCAATGCTTATTGCACTAGAAGTTATGTCGTCAGATGTTAAAGTTCCGTCTACTTGAACATTATTAAATTGAACATTGTCAGTAGTTCCTACTGCTTGCCCAATACTAAATTCACCTGAAGAGTAAGAAATTCCTGTGCCTGCTGATAAATGTGCTTGAACTTCACTTGCGCTAGGTCCTGTATAAGTTATAACACCTGTTGATGAGTTATAAGCTAGTGATCCATCTCCACCTGAGTCTGTGACTGAAACAGATGCTCTTGCTCTACTATCTGTGTAATAAAGATTACTTGAACCTTCTGTTAAATTGTCAGTTGTTTTTGTTGCTAATCTTGTATCAAACCTTGTATCGGTATAGTAAAGATTTGAACTTCCTTCAGAAACATTATCAGTATCAAACTCTGAAAAGTCTATACTGAGTGTTCCAGAAGATTCTGTTATACCTGTTCCACCTGTTAAGTAAGTAGAAACTCTAGCGTCTGTGTAGTAAAGATTAGTTCCTTCGCTTAAATCACTTGTAGATTTACCTGAGAAAGCAGAATCAAACCTTGCAGTTGTATAGAAAAGATTAGAACCTTCTGTTATATCCCCTGTATCAAATTCTGAAAAATCTAGAGCTAATGTTAAAGTGTTAGCAGTATCATCATAGGTAGAGGAAAGACCTGTACCACCTACGACTAATCCATTTACTATATCTTCAAGGGAATCTTCAACTTCAGTTAAATCAACAGATAAAGTTAATTGATTGTTTGTATCATCGTATGATATATCGATACCACTTGTTGTGGAATCAATAAGCAAAGCACCTACTCTGTCATCTACTCTTTCGTTTGTGAAGTATAAGTTAGTGCTACCCTCTGATAAATTATCAGTATCTTTTGTAGCTAGTCGAGTATCAAAAGCACTATTAACCCTTGCATCTGTGTAATAAAGGTTAGTACTGCCTTCTGATAGGTCGTCTGTATCGAATGATGACATTGTGACAGCTACAGTAGGTGTTTGTGCCTCACCTGAAGTAGCGCTTACAGATATACCTGTTCCTGCAACTAAATTTTGTACAAAGTCACCAACTGTATCAGTTGCTAAATCTATTGGATCATTTACCCAAGAAGATCCGTTATATCTTAAAACATCTCCATTAGCTAAACTTGTAAAACCTACATCACTTAGATCTGCGATACTTGCTGCTGTAATCCTGGCATCAGCTCTTGCATTTGTATAATATAAATTAGTAGAACCTTCTGTAATGCTGTCCGTATCAAACTCAGTAAAATCTACTGAACCTGTAACAGTCCCAGATCCTTCTGTAAGTGTTATTCCTGTGCCACCTGTAAATGTGACTGTGCCACCTAATGCAACATCGGTTGAGTTAGATCCATCTGTGACTGTTATAGAACTATTACTAAATGCAGAGTTTGGAATATTAGTAAATGTGTTAGATGCACCACTAAGTGTTTTGTTTGTAAGTGTATCTGTAGAGGTTCTTGTTATTATTTCGTCATATGACTGATTCTCTCCTAAAACCCAACGATTTGTAGATACATCATAAAATATTCTTGCATCATCAGTATCTGAAGTTTCTACAATAATACCTGCATCAACTTCGCTGTTACCTGTGTTAAGTTTTACGAAAGCATCATCAACTACAATGACTTCTGCTGTTGTATTTAAAAACTCTCCCTGAACATCAAGATTGCCTTGAATTGTAACTGATCCTGAGGTAGTCAAACCTGTAAATGTTGGGCTATCTCCTGTACCTAAACCTAAACTATCTCTTGCAGTTGATCCTGACTCAACAATCCATTGTGTACCATCTGATACAATAAACGAACCATCTGAATGTACTAGATTTCCTAATGTTGTTAAATCAACATCATATGCTTGTACATTAGAACCAATCTGTAAACCTAGACCAATTCTAAGATCTGCTAAAGAAGAGTAAGATCCACCTGTACCACCATCAGCTAAACCTATAAAATCTGCTGATTGAAATTCAGCAAAACCATCAGGATTACCATCCCCATCATAATTCAGCCTTATTGGATCTTTTTCTGCCATTATTCACCCATGTTTATATCTTGTATTTCTGTGCTACCATTTGCTAATGTTGATGTCAAAATCAAAGACTTTCCGTCTGTAGTCGGAGGCATTACAATCCTAGATAGTGTTGATCCATCAGATTGCAAAACTTCAACAGCTCTTGTACTCATAGCTACTGTAGAACCTCCACCATTAACTGATGCTGTAGTAGTTACAGGTATAAAATGATTTTTTAAAGGAACACCACTACCTGAACCTCCACTAAGCACTAATGGCATTTTACCACTATGACTATGAGTTATCGGTATCTTGGCATTCAAAGTAACAGATCTAGCACTTGAGTCAGTAATAATATCTAACTTACCATCTCTTTCAACTCTAGTAATTGAAGGACTTGCTGTGTCTAAACTTAAAGTATCTGTTGTACTAGCAGCTGTAATAGTAGTCTGATTTGGTGCAGAAACACTCTTAAATATATCTTGAGTGCCTGTACCTGATGATGTGGATGCTATTGTGATTTGATCGTTGTTAGCATCTGCGCTAAGGGTAATTCCTGAACCTGCAATAAAAGTTAAAGTATCTGTTTCTCCGTCTGCCTCTAAATTTGATCCACTAGCAGATCCAGATCCTGAAGTTACTGCAAATGTTGAAAATGCATTAGCAGCAGTATTTGTATTTGATATTGTTATTTTTTTAGGACTAGAACTAGTATTAGTTGATATTCCAATACCAGATCCTGCCTCAAATTCTAGATTTTCAGATGTAGAACTAGCAGATATTGTAGTTGATCCATTTACGACTATTCCTGCAAAAGCATATTGAGTATTATCTATAGTTGTCCAAGAAATATTACCTAATCCATCTGTTGTAAGAACTTGACCTGAATCACCATCTGCACCTGCTATTCGTAATTTACCTGATAGAATATCTACTCTTTGTGAGCTGTCAATTTTTAAAGCCTCTACGCTAGCAGTACCAAGTTTAATGTATGTGCTTGACGCAGTAGTACCTATAGATAAATTACCATCAGATACAAGTGTTTGACCATCCATGTATAGATTGTCATTTAAAGAAACTATTTGTACTGTGGCATTCGAGAGAGTGTAGCCCTCTCCTGAGGAAGATGAGTCAAAGAAGTCGTCTTGAGTAGTGAGATTATTTATCTCTAGTGTTGATCTACTGTGAGTTGTTAAGGACATTTCTTATCTCCTGTATGTCGTATGTACCTCCCAAATCTTCATAAGCATTTGTTAGTATTTTTAATGCTCGTTTTCTCTCATCTACTTCATACTTCCATTCTGCATAATCAGGGTGATCTTCAGAATATGAAATTACAAGCAGAGAAAATAATGTCCCCTCGCCATCAAAAATTTGATTGAGGAGTAGTCTTTTCTTTGCTTTATCGTCAAATATTTTAAACTCATGTGATTCAGGCATAATCTCCCTTAATACTTTAATAATACTTATTTAATTAATAATTTAAGGTAATTGACTAACCTTCAAGCTCAGTTAGTTTAGCTTTTAGATCTGTAATTCTTGCTGTGACTTCAGCAATTTCTGTATCATGAACACCATCAGTATTAGATAGTTCCATTTCAAATATTCTCTCTTCTTCATTCTTGATTCTTGCTTGAACAAAAGATATTTGATCTTCATTTGATAAGTATTCATATGTATAAGGCATAGTTAAATAT